TTATTGAAATTCTTAGATTTATAGCCCGTGACTACCTTTAGAAGGTAATCAGGCTTTACGTCTAATTCAATAATTGGAGTTAGGAACTCAACTGCCTTAGTTGAGGCAGATTGGGTTCCCTTTACAGCATCTAAAAACTCATTCTGAAATTCGGAGAAAGTGAATGTCTCATTACCGTCTAGAAACCTCTTGAAGAACATTTGATCAATAGCAGTTTGTAACTCGCTACGGATCGAAACGTCCTTAAAAGGAATCTGATGACAGTGTAAGAAATTCAATGGTGGAAGATCCTCAAGATTCTGAGAGAGAAATAAATCTCTCAAATGATGATTCTTGCGGATTCTTCCCCTAACTTTTTCCAAATGAATGATTCCAACAAAGTCTTCATGATACTCTTTAGAATCTACTGGCTCGTTGAAACAACGGTCCATAGACTCAAGAGTGTCATTAGAAAACTTTGAACTGGAAAGATAAGGAATTGAGAGGCAACCCTTTTCAGGAGAAATTTTGTTGAAAAGGTCATTTAGATAAACTAAGATTTCTGTTTTCTTAGTCTTCTCCGAAAGACCTTCTCGATTTCCCCAAGAAAAGGATAGCCCACCATGAGATACAGGAACAGAGATGGAACGGACGGTTCTAGACAACTTTGATCGATTTAACGATTTAAAGAGGTCATGAACTTCATCCGGACTATCTGATTCCATCATTATCTCAAGGTCCCTAAGGCACTCACCTAAGACTTGCGTTCTACGATCAAGAACCTTCTGTTTACCGGAGCATAGAACCGTGTCTTTCCAAATCAATTGGGAATTCACAGTTCCATAATCCTTATGAATGTAATTTTTCCCGGCAGAAAGCTGAAGTCCAAATTCTTGAACTTTAGATTTCCAAACAGGATAATTACTCGCATTACAACGCATTAAGATATCATCACCATTAATTAGATATTGATGGGGATTTAATCCTATATGCTTTGCAGTGCAATCATTAAGTAAACAGAGAAGAGGGAAAGAAAGAAGACTCCCCATCAATTGTCCGGATTCCTGAAGAACAGGGGAAAGCCCCGATTCTTTAGGATAGACAAGATAATGAGGAGAAATTTCTTTCATAGCCCATCTTCTAGTGGGTTCATGATCAATAAACTCAAGGACACCCTCCAGTAAAGCTTTAGAAGCTTCTATTGCGAAAGAATCCGTCGCGGCACTATAATCTCCTGAAATCCAACTATCACCGTCCTTCGATTGTTCGAAGATCCGTTGAATAGCTGGAATGAGATTATTAGTACCGTGGGTGAGACAAAATTGAGGTTCCTCTCCTAAAGCATGCCACATGGCACGCTGAAGAGGCTTCAAACAAAATGTATCACCGATTCCGGCAGTAATAGTCCTTACCTTAAGAGGTTCAACAATTGGTTGAACTCGGACAGGTAAAGGTCCATCTGGAGGATAAGAAGAAAAAGTCAAAGAATGATGGTTGTTGTCTCCCTCCGGAGAACAATCAAAGCCAAGAGATTCTGGGAGGTAGGGTTCGATCTGTTTAGACCAAAACTCTTCTCCAATATTCTCAATTGGTTGATCAATCTTTGAATCAATCTTCTGTGTCCATGTCTTACGAAAGTTATCATGAAATCTAGTTCTCGTTTTATATTCATCGAGGATTCT